TCCGGTAGCCAGCCGGAGAACGCGACCCCGCGACCTGACACCCAGTCGGACAACGCGGACCCTCAGCGACCCACCAGCCAGGCGGACAACGCGAACACGACACATCCCACTACACCAGCGCAAACGCCCGATCTGCTGAGTTCAGCAGGTCCAGCAGAAGACCAGCCTCCAACTTCTGGAAAGGCCGGGACGGGTCGGGGCGGGTCGGGTCGGGTCGGTAACCAGACCTCCCACTCCGACCGCAACGTTCCCTCGCGATCTCGATCACTGCCCAAGTCTTCCTCTCCCCGCCGCGGACGAAGAGGGAAGAACCGAAAGACAGGTGCCTGATGACGTCCTCACCTACCAGTCACCAATGCAGAGCAGCAGCAGGCTGCCGCGGCCGCACCCGCGACCCCAACACCCAGCAGTGGATCCCGGCACTGACCATCCGCCCCGACTACCTGTGCCCGAGCTGCATCCGATCAGCCGTCGCCGCCGCCGAGAACCTGTGGCACGACTATCTCGAGCTGTACCGATCAGTCGGAGACACCACCGTCATCGCGCCGGCCACGGGCGTGCGCGCACCGTCTCCGGACCCGGCAGCCCCGATCAACATCCACATCGAGGCACTGATGACCGACATTGCCGACACAGCCCACCGGTGCGCAGTGCTCATCGCTGAACGACTCGGCGTCACCGAACCCGACGAACGCGCGGTCACGCTCAGCCTGCAACTGGTCGAGTCGAACATCGACGTGCTTCTCCACGTCCCCGCGCACCCGGCCATGGGATGGCTTCCCGGCGGAGAGAGTTGGGGACCAATCACCCAGGACGGAGTCGGCCTCGCCCTGCGCCTGATCGAGCTGCACCGCTCCGCGCGGGCGACACTCGGCGTTACCCGCGGCCGAGACCGGATGCCGTTGCCGTGCCCTCGTTGTGAGGAACAGCGACTCGGCCGCTGGCACGGCGCCGACATCATCGACTGCGGCGCCTGCGGATCGACATGGACCGAAGCCGGCTACCGCAGCATGACCTCCATCCTCGCCGACGATTACAAGGAGTTCGCATGACAGACGACCTCACCGAACTGAACCGGGCCCTGTTCGAGGACCCCACTCTCCGAACAAAGACAGTCGTTCGTCGTGTCGGTGACACCTGGGCTGTCTTCAGGCCCCTGTTCGAGATCGCCGGTAATCCTCAACGATTGGTCTACCGCTACTCGACGCACGCATGGGCGCTGGCCGTCGCAGTCGTCCCACAGCTGATCAGCTTCCGGGTGCCTGCCGATGACTGACCCGTGGCCATGGCCGGCCGACACCCAACTCGACCGAGCTCGACGTATCGCCCAGTCCTACCGCGACGCTCTCGCCGAGATCGCCCCCGAGTACTGCGCCCAGCTCGACGACCGCGCCCGCACCTTCGGACAGGACTGGGTCGCACCCGACGTGGTCACCGTCGACGTCGACGATCTCCTCCCAGCAGCCGAGGTCGCCAAGCTCGTCGGAGTGCAACGGCAGACGATCTACCAGTGGGCGCATCGACGCTTCATACCGACGCACCACGAACCGAACTCGAGCCGGGCGCTGTACCGAGTCGGTGACGTCTTCGATCACATCGCCGCGACCAGGCGAAAACGCGCGGCGAACCGTCGATAGTGCATTCGCCGCTGTCATCTGTTAGATTCATGCCACTGGCCGAGCTGTGCGCATCGCACACTCGGCCACTGTCATATCCGCCCCCGCGCACCCCACTTCGGCACGCGAGCGGACCCTTGAGACTTCCCGGGTCAAAGCCCAACCCCCGCGCGAGCACGACGGCTCAGGCGTCGCGGGGACGGCCAAAGCATTCTCACGACGGGCGAAACGAATCTGGCGCCCGAGGAACAGCTGCCCGGGATCACCATCCCCACCGCCCCGAGCGAGTCGCCATGGTGCTCCGACTGCGCTACCGCATCCTCATCCGACTCCTGCGCATGCGGAGGTGACACGATGCCCAGCCTGTTCGACCAGATCATCGACACGCTCGCCCAACTCCGAGCTGCTCGCCGGCATGCCCGTCCTGACCAACCCCGCAGCCTCACCCGAGTAGAAGCACTCGAGGACAACCTCAATCGTCTCCTCGACCGAGTGCCGCGAACGGCCGGCGCCACGCCCGCTCCTCCGACGCGAGGTGGATGGCGGTGACCCGAGCACGCATGCGTGTGTGCAGCGAGCCCGGATGTCCGAACACCCAACGCGAGCACAGATGCCTTGAGCACAGGCGCCAGGTCGAACAGGCCCGAGGCACCACCGCCCAACGCGGATACGGATCCGCACACCAGCACACCCGCAAGGCATGGCGCCCCGCCGTCGAGGCCGGCCGAGTCCGCTGCGCCAGGTGCCGGCGACCCATCCGCCCCGGTCAGGCCTGGGACCTCGGGCACGACGACCGCGACCGCAGCCGCTACCGCGGCCCCGAGCACGTGGCCTGCAACCGTGCCACGGCCGGACGCGCAAGCCTCTGACCTGCGGAAACGCAACTCGTTACCCAATGCAATCAACGCTCTGACCTGCGGTTATGCACCCCAGGGGGGTACCCCCGAAGGGGCCTATTCCCCCTGACCGCGGGTGAGGGCTCTCTTTGGTGCGGAGGGTTCAAGACGTCCGGATGGCGCATCGCCGACGGCCCCGGCCAGGGCGCGCGCCTGAATCGAAGGAGACCCCATGGGGTACGCGTACTACGTTCTGCCCGACGGCCGCGAAGCTGGATACGGCGTCGAAGCAGAGTGCGACACAGTTGGCTGCACTGAGAAGATCGACCGAGGACTCGGATATCTCTGCGGCGAGCATCCGGCGGGTCACAAGGCTGTCGATGAGCCTGGTTGCGGGAAGTATTTCTGCGAGCAGCACCGGTATGCCCACGACTGCTCGGCGCCTGAGTGTGGTGCATGGGACGAGGACGAGGATTCCAGCTGTGTATTGCTAGCCGGCCACGACCTTCCACACCGCGATTACGACGGCGCCACATTCGAACTTGCTCGCGGATCAGAAGAAGAGGGCTAGTGACCCGCGCTGACCGCACACCAGAACAGATCGCCGCCGACGACGCACTCACCGCAGCGATCGAACAGACCTGGGCCGCCTACTACCCGGACACCGAGCCCGGGATTCTGCTCGAGTACGTCGTGCTCGCCCGACGGCGGTCGTTCGACGACGACGGTGAGGCGCTCACGGCGAACGCCCTGATGCCTCGGGACGGCGACGTTCCCCTCGATCTGATGCTCGGCATCACCGAGTACGCATCCACGCGACTCCGGAAACGGATCGCGGAGGACTGAACGCGCGGCGACCCATGGTCCCCGCCGTCGTGGAACACCTCGACGTTCGCCCGGTCTGGTGCAATGCCGGCCCGGCCTCTCGATGTGGCGCAACGCTGCGAAGGAGATGGAAGATGACAACACATGGTGGAGCTCGCAATCGATCCGGTCCGCGAGCAGCGATGTTCTCGGCGCGCTCGGACCAGCGGCAACTGAAAGAGACCGTTCTCAGCGCCGCGGGATACCTCGGGAAGATTCCGAAGTGCCCGCTGCCGGACCCGACCGATCGTGAGATCGAGGTCTGGAACGAGGCCTGGCGTACCCCGCAGGCGATCCAGTGGATTCAGGAGCCTTGGCGGTGGCGCACCGTCGGGCTCTGGGTTCGGTGGACTGTGAAGATGGAAGATCCGGAGGCGCCGGCCGCGGTGGCGGCCGCGACGACTCGGCTCGCCGATCAGATCGGACTTACCCCGGCCGGATTGAAGGAGAACGGTTGGGCGATCGGCACCGTCGAGGTGTCGAAGTCCGAGCAGAAACAGATCACGACCCCGAAGCCCGGGCAGACTGAGGAGCCGACGAACGTCCGTCGGCTCCGTGCGTGAGCGCGCCTCGATCCTCCGATTCGTATCTGGTCGACTTCCCGACGCTGACCGATCTGCAGGACCCGTGGATCCAAGCGCACTGCTCGATCCCGGATGGGTTCGACAAAGGCCGGCCGTTCAAGATGGCCGACTGGCAGTTCTGGTGTACCGCCAACCACTACCGGGTGCGCACCACCGCGAAGTGGCAGCCGCGTAAACCGCTCAAAAGCCAGGCGTTCGTCTACCGGCGTTCGCAGATCATCGGGCCGCAGAAGTCCGGTAAGGGTCCGTGGGCCGCGGCGATCACCTGCGTCGAAGCGGTCGGACCGTCACTGTTCGCGGGTTGGGCTGAACCCGGCGATGGGTATGCGTGCGAGGACTACGGCTGCGGCTGTGGGTTCGAGCATGAGTACATGCCCGGCGAGCCGATGGGAATGCCGCACCCGACTCCGCTGATCCAGTTGACCGCGACGTCGGAGGAGCAGGTCGACAACGTCTACCGTCCGCTCAAGTCGATGATCCTCGATGGGCCGCTGCAACAGCAGATGCTCATCCGTGAAGGATTCATCCGTCTGCCCGGTGACGACAACCGTATCGACAGGGTGACCGCGTCGGCGATGTCCCGACTCGGCAACCCGGTTTCGTTCGTGCTCAACGACGAGACCGGCTTGTACACGAAGGCGAACAAACTGATCGGCGTCGCGGAAACACAGCGTCGTGGTTTGGCTGGTATGCAGGGCCGCGGCATCGAGACGTCGAACATGTGGGATCCGGCCGAAAACTCTTACGCACAACGCACTTACGAATCGAACGCGAGTGACGTGTTCAAGTTTTTGCGTCGCCCACCGAAGGGCTTGTCGTGGGGAGATCGGCGGCAACGCCGCAAGATCCTTAAGCACGTCTACGAAGGCTGTGACTGGATCGACCTCGACGCGATCGAAGCCGAGGTGCTCGAGCTGATGGAAACCGACCCCGCTCAAGCCAAGCGGTTCTACGGCAACTTCGAAGAGTCCGGTGCCGGTGCATGGCTGCCAGCGGGACTGTGGGAGTCGGCGTATGCAGGCGCGTGAGATGAAGTGGCGCAACAACCCAGCGCGCGGAACCCTGATCACCGTCGGGTTCGACGGTTCGGAGAACAACGACTGGACCGCGATCCGGTGCGAGACGAAGGACGGTCTGTCGTTCACCCCGCGCTATGGGCCCGACCGCCGGCCGACGATCTGGTCTCCAGATCAGTGGGGCGGTGAGATCCCGCGTAACGAGGTCAACGTCGCTGTCGCCGAGATCTTCGACCGTTGGCGTGTGAACCGCATGTACTGCGACCCGCAGTACTGGACCACCGAGATCGGGGAGTGGGCCGTCGAGTACGGCGAGGAGATCGTCTTCGAATGGGCGACGAACCGCGTGGTGCAGATGCACGCGGCGCTCGAACGGTTCCGGATGGACCTGAAGAACGGCCGCATCACCCAGGACGGTTGCCCGATCACCGCCAAGCACATGGACAACGCCCACAAGGTCGCTGCGCGCGGTGACCGCTATGTGCTCGGCAAACCCGCCGGCGCCCACCACCGCAAGATCGACGCCTCGATGGCCACGGTCCTCGCGCACGAAGCAGCGGCCGACACGGCGACCTCGAAGAGCGGGTGGAAGTCCGACGAAGACACACGGATGTTCTGTTTTGGATAGGAGGTCAGGGTGACCGCACCCGTGCTGCGCACTCAGCTCTCCGACGACGAGCGCACACTGATCAGCCGGTTGAACGCCAAGCTCAGCAAGACGAGTCAGAAGGACAACCTGAACGAGGCGTACTTCGAAGGTGAACACCGGCTCAAGCAGATCGGCATCGCCGTTCCGCCGGAGCTGCAGATGTTCGAGCTGGTCGTCAACTGGAATCGCATGTACCTGCTCGAGATCGCACGGCGGCAGAAAATCAAGTCGCTGATGATGCCCGGCGGGAAGAAAAAGCAGAATCGGGCATTGCAGGAAGGCTACGAGGTCAACAACCTCTCCGCCCAGGTCCCGCTGCTCAACGTCGACACCATGATCTTCGGTCGGTGCTTCGGAACGGTCGGCACCAACGCCGACGATCCGGACCATCCGCGGATCGCGTTCGAGTCGCCGCGGCAGATGTCATGCCTGATCGATACCGGACGCCGGCGGATGGACGCGGCATTCCGCCAGTTCCTCACCGAGGACGGTCAACGGGTCGGAACCCTGCTGCTGCCGGACAAGACGATCCAGGTCGTCGCCGGTCGGCGCGGCTGGGAGATCGACAAGGTCGGTGGTGACGACGACATCGACGAGCACGACCTCGGCCGGGTGCCGGTGGTGATGTTCCTGAACCGGCAGCGACTCGCTCGCTGGGACGGCTCGACCGAGATGGCGGATCTGATCCCGCTGGTCGACGCGGCCGCACGTGCCTTGACCAACCTGCAGATCGCTGTGGAGACGCACTCGGTCCCGCAGAAGTGGGTGCTCGGCATGTCCAAGGGCGACTTCGTCGACAAGAACGGGCAGCCGATCCCGGTGTGGCAGGCGTACTACACCGCGATCTGGGCGAACCAAGCCAAGCCGGACGAGGTGAAGGTCGGGCAGTTCTCGCCGTCAGATCTGAAGAACTTCCACGACACCACCAACCACTACGCGGCACTGGCCTCCTCTGTTACCGGTCTGCCGTTCCGGTTCTTCGGCCAGAACACCGCGAACCCCGCAGCAGAAGGCGCGATCCGTGCCGACGAGTCGCGGCTGATCTCCAACGCCGAGGACAAGAACGAATCCCAGGGCGTCGGCATCGGCTGGATGATGGCACTGTACGAACGGTTCCGCACCGGCGAGTGGCCGGCGGGGAACCGAGCGATCCGTGTGGAGTGGCGCAACCCGGCCACGCCGACCAAGGCCGAAGAAGCCGACTTCATCCAGAAGCTCAACGGCGGCACCCCGGTGCTTTCCCGCGAGGGCTCGTGGGACGAGATGGGTTGGGACGATCCCCGCAAGGACCGCGAACGCGCGTACTTCGAGGAAGAGGCACAAGACCCACTCCTCGAACGCCTGACCCGACCGCTCAACACCGACACCGGCAACAGGACCAACGATGCTGCCAACAGCATCGACTGAGTACTACGGCCGGCAACGCGAGGTCATGGTCTCGGTACTCGGCGCTGTCCGGCGGCTGTGGGGTACACGCCCACCCCGCAGCTTCGACACGTGGTTCGACGACAACCTCGACCGGCTCCTCACGATTCTCATCGCCGGGCAGCAGAATGCGGTCGCGGACGTCGAAGAGTACGTCACCAACGTACTCGACGAACTCGACACCCCCGTTGCCCCAGAACTCGAACCGATCACCGACCCCCTCATCGGCGTCGCATCAGACGGCCGCGGACTCGACTCGCTCATGTACGGCGCGGTGATCACCGCGAAGAACGGGGTCGCGTCGGGGTGGCCCGTCGAGGTGGCCTGGGACGCCGGGCTGGATGCGTTGATGCTGCGCACCCAGACGCAGATCGCCGACGCATCTCGAGCTGCGGTCGGGTTGGGCATCGCAGCGCGTCCCGATGTCGGGTACGTGCGGATGCTCAACCCACCGTCGTGTCCGCGCTGCGCGGTCCTCGCAGGCCAGTTCTACGCGTTCAACCGGGGATTTCTGCGGCATCCGGGCTGCGACTGCCGGCACATCCCCTCCCGGGAGAACCGGTCACGGGATCTGACGACGGACCCCCAGGTGTACTTCGAGAGCCTGTCCCCGCAGGAGCAGGACAAGATCTTCACCAAGGCCGGGGCCGAAGCAATCCGTGACGGCGCCGACATCACGCAGGTTGTCAACGCCCGCCGCGGAATGTCGACCGCACAGCAGAACGTGGCCGGGTGGATCCCGAAAGGCCGCCTGTCCCGCACCGAGGTATACGGCCAGCAGATCGCCACCACAACCGAGGGCGTCACCCGCCGCGGCGCTGCCTATCGAGCGATGCGAGAGGCCGGATACGCCCGCCGGCAAACCGACGTCCGTAACGGCCGCCGATACTTCCGCGCTCGCGCTCCCCGACTGATGCCCGAAGGCATCTACGAGATCGCCGAGGACCGCACTGATGCTCTGCGTCTGCTCCGGCTCTACGGCTACCTCCGCTGACCCGCCGGATTCCGGCACGACCCTCTCTGCTCGCAAGGAGCAGAGACCGACCTCTCGCAAGGAGAGACACCCATCATGAAGACCACCCGTGTTCCCCTGTGGCTGATCCTCGGCGCCGGTCTCGGTGTCGACCCGTTCGCGCGGGCCGCCCGTGCGAGCAGGCTGCACCCTCGCCGCGACGACGATGGCCATCCCAACGGCACCCGCACCGACAACGACGGTAGCGGGGACGACGGCGACGACGGTGACGATGACACCGGCGGGGACACCGGCGACGATACCGACAACGACGGTAGCGGCGACGACGGTGACGACGGAGCCGATCAACTCGGCGACGCCGGCAAGCGTGCTCTGGCCCGGATGAAGGACAAGCTCAAAGCCGAACGGCAGAAGCGCATTGCAGCGCAGAACCGGCTGAGCGAAATCGAATCCGGCGGCGATGACGACGACGCAAAGATCAAGCAGGTCGAATCGGCTGCGCTGGCCAAGGCGAACGCCCGCATCGTCCGCGCCGAGGTCCGTGCGGCCGCTGCCGGGAAGCTCGCCGATCCGGCCGACGCGCTCGGCTTCCTCGACCTGTCCCAGTTCGAGGTCGGCCACGACGGTGACGTCGACCAGGACGAGATCGCCGATGCCATCGACGATCTGCTCGAACGCAAGCCGTACCTGGCCGCGCAACGCGGCGACAAGGGCGGCGAGAAGAAGAAGGGACCGAAACCGGATCGCCGTCAGGGCGGTGGCCAGCAAGTGGCATCGGGCTCGGTCGATTCCGGACGTGCCCTGTACCGGGCACGCAACCCGAAGAAGAACTGACCTCCCGAAGGAGAGGCCCCACCATGGATCTGAAGATCACCACCGAACGGTTCGGGCAGGACGACCAGTCCTGGCTCGCATCCGCCCACGGCACCGACGCGACGCGCTCGATCAACGTCGACGTCACCACGTTCACCGCCGGCACCCACTACCCCGAGGGCTACCTCAAGTCCGGGTACCCGCTGAAGAAGGTCGCCGGCAACAAGTACGGACTGTGGTCCAACGGCGACACCGACCCCATCGAGGGTCACCTGTTCACCGCTCTCCGTGTACGTCCCGGCACCACCGTCGTCGTCGGCGCGCTGCTGTGGCACGGCGCCGTGGTCACGGCGAAGCTGCCCTCGTCCGTCAACACCGCGGGACAGGCCACTGCTCGCGACATCCGCTACTTCTGAGGAAGGTCTGAGCAATGGCACTTGTCATCAACAGTGACTACATCACTCCCGCGGACCTGACCGGCTACGTGCGCGAAGCACTCGCCGATCAGCCGATCAACGACCTGTCGCTGATCGACGGTCTGCTGCCCGACACCCCCATCGACGATGTCGACTTCCGGGCGAACATCACCCAGCACGGTCTGCGCCGGGCGGCGAAGTTCCGGGCCTGGGACACCGAGGCACCGCTGTCGCCGCGCAGGGGCGTCACCCGCATCTCGGGTGAGCTGCCTCCGCTGTCGGAGAAGCGCCGTCTCGGTGAGTACGACCGGCTTCGCATGCGCAACGCAGATCAGGCGATCGTCAACCTGATTCTCAACGACGCAGTCGAGTTGGCTGACGCGCTGCGCACCCGCATGATCATCGCCAAGGCGCAGGCCCTGGTCACCGGTACGGTCTCGCTGGCCGAGGACGGCCTGCAGATCGAGGCGGACTTCCAGCGTGACGCCGCTCATGAGGTCACCGCGGCGACCCTGTGGTCCGGTGCTGCCGATCCGGTCTCCGATCAGGAGTCGTGGTTCTCGACGTTCCGCACCCGCAACTCCGGCAATCCCGCCCGGGCGATCACCTCGCAGCGGGTGATGTCGACGCTGATGCGTAACCCGCAGATTCGCGCCTTCTGCCTGCCGCCCGGATCGACGCAGGGCATCGTCACCCGCGAGCAGGTCAATGCCCTGTTCACCTCGTTCGGGCATCCTCCGTTCGAGATCTTCGACGCGCAGGTCGAGGACTCCAACGGCGACCCGATGCGTCTGATCCCCGACGACAGCGTCCTGTACGTCGGCGCCACCGCCAAGCTCGGCGAAACGCTGTGGGGCATCACCGCCGAGGCACTCGAACCGGACTACAAGATCGAAGCGGCCGAAGCCCCCGGCATCGTGGTCGGCTCGTACATCAACACCGATCCGGTCGCGCGGTGGACCAAGGCCAGCGGCATCGGCCTGCCCATCCTCGGCAACGCCAACGCCACGATGATTGCGAAGGTGCTCTGATGGCACGCCTCGCGACGCACGTACACGTGCACAGCAAAGACGGCATCTCCCACGTCTTCGGGCCGAACGACGAGGTCCCCAAGTGGGCGCTCGCGCAGATCACCAATCCGAAGGCCTGGGCCGATCAGCCCGAGCTCGAGGATCCGGGGCCGGCCTATCCCGACGGGGAGCCGTCCGAGTCCTGGAAGGTGCCCGCGCTCATCGCGTACGCCCACGACAAGGACATCGACCTCGGCGACGCCAAGCGCAAGGACGACATCCTGAAGATCATCCTCGAGGAGCACGATGACGGGGCCGGTACAGACACTGATCAGCAGGACTGACGTCGCGAATCTGCTGGGGGAGACCCTGACAGACGTCGAGATCGGACAGGTCGACGCGCTGATCGAGTTCGCGTCGGAGAAACTGCGGGCACCCGAGCAGCGGGCGGTCGTCGGTAATATCGACGACCGCCTCGCCGACGGCACTCTCCGCCCCGGCCTGCTACGCGGCGTCCTGGTCACCGTGGTGTGCCGGGCGTTCGACGCGCTGCGTATCGGGCTGCGGGTGCGGTCGGAGCAGTATCCGGAACTGCAGACCACTTACGCCGACAGCATCCCGGAGCTGGTGTACTTCACCGAGTCCGAACTCGCCGACCTCGCCCCGGAGCCGGAGACGGGCGCAACGGGCAGCGGGGCCTTCACGATCCGGATCGGCTGATGCCGAAGCTTCCGGAGAAGTGGACCCTACTGGTCGACAACCCGCCGGTGCAGGACCCGTCGACAGGCAACTGGTTTCCGGTGCCTGCCACGCCGATCCCGTGGACGGGACTGCTGCAGCAACGGCAACTGTCGGCCGCGTCGGTCGACGCCGGCAACACCGAGTTCGCCCCCGGGCACGTCGTCTCGTCCTACGTACTGCTCCTCGATCCGGGAATCCCGGTGATGCCCGGTCCGGAGGACCGGTTCGAGGACGAAAACGGTGTCGTCTATCAGGTCGAAGGCAAACCCCGGTCGCGGAAGAAGATCCGCGGATCTCGCCGCGTGACCTACATCGCCGCCAATGTGCGGTGCGTATCCGACATGAAGGAGTGAAAGACCATGGCTGAGAACGAAACCGACGTCGAGACAGAATCGAGCGTCGTGAAGTTCACCGACGAGCACGGCCGCGTCAACTACGCGGGGCGCCACTCGAAGGCCTACCAGAAGCACCTCGCCCGCCAGAAGACCGCCGTCGCCGACACGGCCGAGGCCCCCGAGGCGCCGGCAGAGTCGGTGCCCGAGGCGCCGGCCACGCCCGAACCTGCGGCGTCGGTACGGGTGGTCGGCACCGATCCGGCCGGACCCGACGCGGCCCCCGGAGACAAGCCGGCGCGCACCGCGCGTAAGGCCGAGCCGAAGAGCTGACCATGCCCCGCGTGGTCATCTTCCCTCGTCGGGTACGCGACCGGGCGTGGCAGATCTCCCGGGCGGAACGCATCGACATTGCCAATCAGGCGGCCCAGCAGGCGCGAGCAGCGGCGCCGGTGGTCACCGGTGCGTATCGCGACGGTATTGGCGTGGTGGTCGACGACAACCGCGTCTACCTCGTCGACGACGACCCGGACGCGGTGTTCAAGGAGTACGGCACGTCCGACACTCCGGCCATCGCGTCGCTGACCGATGCGGCCCGCCGGCACGGCCGTTACAGCGGCTGGCGGCCGCGCTGACGAAAGGCACCACCGATGCCCATGCCGTTCGCGCCCGGCGCCATCCGTGAGTTCCTCCTCGCATCCGACGAGGTCCTCGCGCTGGTCCCGGCCGGCAACATCACCACCCGCGACTTACCGAAGGTGATCGACGCTCCGTTCATCACACTGCGCGCACCCGGCAACGTCGGTGTCGATCCGATGCTGCGCCGCCCGATGGTGCAGGTCGACGTGTGGTCCCCGAAGATCGAGATCCTCGGCGGCACCACCGATCCGGAGGAACTGTCGTGGGACATCGCGGCGCTGGCCGGGGAACTGATCGGCCGTGCCCGGATGCAATCGTTCCGCAACTCCACGTGGAAGGCCCAATGGACCGACGGGCCGATCACCTTCGTCGACACCCAGCGCGGCGCGGACTTCCCGCTGTATCGAGCGACGATCCGCGTCGAGTTGAAGATGACGGTCCGCTGACGCCCCGCCCGGGGCGTCTCTCACACGTCCTACCGCGGGTGCCGCGCCGGGCACGCCCGCGGTAGGACATCCCATTCGCTCACGGCGACCGTGAGCTTCTCTCTGGAGGTACATCCGTGAGTAACATCGCCAATCCCGAAAAGGCCTACGTCTGGCTCGACGGCGACGGTTTCCGCGCCGTACGCGGCACCGGCTTCCCGACCGATCCGCTGTCCGACACCCCCACCAGCGGCACCAGCCCCGCGGTGACGTGGGACGGCTACGGCGGCATCGAGGCCGGCTTCGACATCACCCCGCAGCAGGACGTGAAGGTCCACAAGGTGTGGAACCGCCGTCACGCCCCGTACCTGGTCACCAAGGGCCCGATCGAGGAACGCATCAAGTTCCGCGCGACGGACTACAGCAAGGCCACCGTCCTGACCGCACTGACCGGCGGCAGCATCGTCGAAACCACCTCGGGTTCGGGAATCTGGCGGTGGGAGCCCGGCGCGGACGAGGACTTCTCGATCTTCTTCCGTGTCGTCGACGAAACCGGTGAGGCGTACTTCCACTCCGAAGCGGTCACGCTCGTGACCCCGCCGCCGCGCACCTTCGGTGGTGAGAACCTCGACGGCTTCGAGTTCGAGCTGATGGGTCTGTCGCCGATCTACCGCTACACCTCCTTCAATCCTCTGGCCCCCTGATAGGAGCACGACCTGATGCCCGGCACCCCTACTCGTAAACCATCCAGTCGCGCCAAGGCAGCCGCCGCGGCGACATCCGCCGCACCCGCGACGCCCACCACCGAGCCCAACCCGCCGGCCGAGCCTGTTGTCGACCGGTTCGACATCCTCGAGGAACTCGCCGTCGAGGGCGGCGAACCCCAACCGATCGTGCTGTTCGGCGTCGAGGCCGACGTGCGGCGTACGTTCACCGGCGAGGAAGCCGCGACGTTCCATGGTCACCTCGCCAAGAACCGCATCCGCGAAGCGATCGATGTCATCACCGACGGCGCCGGCCAAGCACTGTGGGACGCGGTAGTACACCTGCCGCCGGATGTCGTGGCTCGACTGCTGAACAAGGTGATCGCCCTGTCGGGACTGTCCGAGGGGGAATTGCAGCCGCTCTCGCCTCCCTCGTCCGCGAGGATGGCTGGCGCGGTGCGCTCACAGGCCTACGCCGATGGTATGGCCTCGATCTCCGACAAGCCCTCCGCGACCTCGACTGGCGAGACTGCGGACGACTGATCCACGGCGCCGCCGAACTCGACGCCCAAGCCACACGCGACAGCGAGAACCTCGCGATGCTCGTCGACCGCGAGAACTACTGGCTCAACTCCGAGTACACCTCGTGGATCACCGACCCCGACGACCCCGAGGTCAAACACGAGCGGCTACGACGCAAACGGCTCGGCATCAAACCACCACCGGCACCCCTGCTGCCACCCGTGGCGATGCGACCACCGGACCTTGCCGAGCTGCGACGCAGCCAGTACGACACCGCACTGGCCGAATATTCGACCGCGACCTCCCCGGTCCGCACCGGCGGCGGCGACATCAAGGCCGGCTCGGTGCGCGAACTCCTGCAGATCCTCGACGCCCGCGACCGAGCACGGTAACTGACTCGGCGGCAACACAACTCAATAGGAGGTGACCTGTGCCCGGAGGACGCATCGACATCGAGGTCGCCCCCGATCTACGGGATTTCCCGGCGCGACTCGAATCCGGCACCAAGGGTGCACTCGGCATCGCCAGCAAGATCGGCAGCGCCCTGGGTCTGGCTATCGGTGCTGGAACTGCCGCCAAGGCCGTAATGGACATCGGCAACAACTTCACCACCGAGCTGAACACCTTGCAGGCAGTATCCGGTGCCACTGCCGAGCAGCTCGAGGCCGTGAAGAACGCGGCGATGGGTCTGGGCAATGACAACGCCCTCGCCGACACCTCGGCGGTCGATGCTGCTGCGGCGATGACGGAACTCGCCAAGGGCGGGTTCACGGTCGAACAGTCGATGTCGGCAGCCCGCGGTACTCTCCAGCTCGCCGCCGCGGCACAGATCGACGCAGCGACGGCCGCGACGATCCAGTCCCAGGCTTTGCAGGCATTCGGTCTCGATGCCGACTACGCCGCCAAGGCAGCAGACGTCCTGGCCAACGGCGCGAACGCGTCATCGGCGGAGATCACCGACGTCGCATCGGGTCTGCAGCAGGCCGGTGCGGTCGCGAACCAGTTCGGGGTGTCGCTTGAGGACACCGTCGCCGGACTCGGCATGCTCGCCAACGCCGGCATCCAGGGTTCCGACGCCGGCACCTTGCTCAAGTCCGCGCTGCTCGCGCTCACCGACCAGTCCAATCCCGCCCAGGGCGCGATCGAAGATCTCGGCCTGACCATCTACAACACCTCCGGGGAGTTCGTCGGATTCCGCGAACTGTTCGGACAGCTGCAGGAAGCGTCGGCGTCGATGACGCCCGAGATGTATCAGGCCGCGACCGCGACCCTGTTCGGGTCGGATGCGATGCGTCTCGCTGGCGTGGCTGCTGAGCAGGGCGTGAGTGGCTGGGATTCGATGCGGTCGGCGATCGAACGTCAGGGCGCCGCAGCGGATGTCGCCGCAGCCAAGACACAGGGTCTTCCGGGCGCCCTCGCCAGCGTGCAGAACGCTGCCGAAGGTCTTGCACTTGAGGTGTACGACCTGGTCGACGGGCCGCTCGAAGGCTTCGCGACCAAAGCCGGTGAGTTCATCACCAACGCCACACCGGGGCTGGTGTCCGGGTTGACGAGTGTTGCCGATACGGCGATGTCGGTGGGTTCGAGCCTGCAACCTGTAGCGGAGATCGCCGGTGATCTCGTCGGCGCCTTCATGGACCTGCCTGCGCCGATGCAGGCGGTGGTGGCAGGGTTCGCTGCGATCAAGGCCACCGGCTTCGACGACAAGATCGGCGGCTGGGTCGACAACGCTCGCGGTGGCCTCGACGAGTTCCTGTCCCAAATGGACGAGGTACGCAGCCAACTCGCCGAGAACATGCTCGAGCAAGCCGATCCGGACATCGACGCGGACACATTCGAAGGGTCCCTCGACCAGATAAATGGTCTGCTCGAAGAGAACGAAGAGTCGATCTCGGATGTGGTCGCTGCCTGGTCAACTCTGGAAGCACGTTCGCCGGCCGTCGCGCGTATGGGTGACTCGTACCGCAACGTCACCCGCAGATCGGAGGAGTTCGCAACCCGGCAACGGGACGTGGCCACAGCAACAGGTGGTCTGTCCGGTGTCCTGCGAAACGCCAGTGCCTCCGTCGCAACCTTCGGAGGGCAGGTCGGCGGTGTCGCAGCAGCTGGCCTGTCCGGGATGAAATCCGCTGCTGGGGGTGTCATCTCCGCCCTCGGTGGCCCGTGGATGGTCGGTCTTGCTGCGGCAAGCCTCGCGGTGACGTCGCTCGTGTCGAACATCCAGCAGGCCAAGCAACTGTCTGAGCAGTACGACGAAGCGCTCCGCACGGTTGCGGAATCACAGTCGGACACATTCAGCACCCTGGTGTCCAACAAGGGCGCGATCGACGACACAGTGTTCGGCCAGCTCACCACCCAGATCAACGCTGTGTCCGATGCGTTCTCCGCCGCGGCGCAGAACGACGCCAAGTGGAACAACGTCGCCTCCGACGTCATTGGAGATGTGGCGATGTTCTGGCGCGGAGCCGGCGACGACATCTCCTTCGAGATGGACCGGGTTGCACTGGCCAACCGGCAAGCCCAGGAGGCACTTGAAAGTCTGGGAATGTCGAACGAGCAGATCGCCCAGCGAGTGGGTGGCTCACAGGCAGAATGGGGCACGTTCCGCCAAGCGCTGCTCGACTCGGGAGAAGGCGGCCAGCTCGCGGCTGACAAGCTAGGCGAACTGCGGAAGACCCTTCTCGATCAGCAAGAAGCCTCGCAGCGGGTAACACCCGGTACCCATGAGTTGGCAGAAGCGTTCGCGCTGCTGGCCGATGAAGCTGCTAACGCCGACGATAAATCCAGTGCACTCAAGCGTGCACTCGACGCCCTTGCCGGCGTGCCACCGGACCTGCAGGAAGCCACCGCCGCCTACAACGCAGTGGTTCGGGACACCGCCGAAGCGACACAGGAGGTATGGAACAAGACCCAGGGCTGGGGCGAGGAACTCGTCAACCAGGACGGTTCGATCAACACCGCTACCGAAAACGGGGCAAGGCTGTTTGACCAGCTCATGACCATCCGTAACGCCACTGCTGATGTCGCAGCCGGTGGTGGTGACATGGGTGCGGCCCTGGCGCAGAACCGAACTCAGTTCGAGCAGCTCGCAGCCGCGGCGGGTACCTCGGTTGACGAGATCATCCGGGGCGCCCAGATGCTGGGCTACAACGAGGGGGCCTTCCAAATCTCGGCGAAGCTTGCCGGCGCTGACGGAGTGACGGCTGAACTCGGGGTCGTCAAGACAGCACTCGACGCGCTAGCACCGGGACAGCCGAAGACCATCGAGCTGCAATCGCTCACCGATGATGCCCGGGCGCGGCTCGAAGAACTGAACTTCAAGGTCGAAGAGATCACGAAGAACGGGGTGACCACCTTCCGGGTCGAGGCCGAAACTGGCCTAGCGCAGGCTGGCCTCGATGCGGTTCTCGACAAACTGCTCGAAGTCGGTGGAGTCGAGGCGGTGCCTCAGATCGACGCGGACGCAACGGCATTCCAGATCAAGAACGAGGAGGTCCTTGCCAAGCTCCGAGAGATCCGTGAGTCGCAAACTGATCCTGCGATCGGCGCAGTGATCGATGATTTTCTTGCCGGTCGAGACGTGACTCTCGCGGAACTGACGAAGATCGACGAGAAGAATGTTGATTCGGAGGTCATTCTCCTCATTGCCCAAGCGCTTCGTGATGCCCAGGTGGTCTCCGATGCGATTGATCAGGCCGCAATGGATCGCTCCGCCCGGATTAAGGTTGCAGTCGAGACCTACGGCGCAGGGTCGGCTCAGGCGTTCGTAGCTGCCACGAACGGGATGAGCGAGGAGGAGTTCCGGCGACGGTTCGGCAATGCTGGTGGTGGTCGCCTTCCGGCGTTCGCTGGTGGCGGCCAGATGCCGACGACAGGGCCAGGGACGGAACGTACGGACGGAATCTATGCCGTCACCCCCGAAGGCGTTCCGATCGCGATGGTCGACGGCGGCGAGTGGATCGTCAACTCACGCAGCTCGGCGAAGCATGGGCCGCTGATCGACGCGATCAATCGGGATGACCCCCGACTGGCTGCACTCCCAACATTCGCCTCGGGCGGACCGCTCGTCATGTCGATGGTCAACGCCGTGCAGAAGAAGTTCCCCGGCATGCAGTTCACGTCCGGTGAGCGGTACACCGACAACGGTTACCACTCGAAGAACATGGCCGCGGACTTCTCCGACGGTTTCGACTCGACCCCGACGATGCGGTCCCTGGCCGCCTGGATTGCCGACAACTACGCCGGCATCACCCTGCAGCTGATCCATCAGCCGTTCGACCGGAACATCGGTCAAGGGCAAGGCTTCGTCGGTGACGGTCTCGGCTTCTACGGCGCGGACACGATGGCTGACCACCGTGACCACGTCCACTGGGCAGTTTCGGAACCGGTCGGTGAACCCCGACTGACGTCCTCGGATGGAAGCACCGACAGTCGTGGCCGGTCGCGACGCTCGCGAAGCACGGAGACCTGGGACACCGAGGACGAGCTGAAACTGGACTCAGCTCGGATCGCGGTGGTGCAAGCCATCGAGGACCGTGACAAGGCGCTGAACGATCCGAAGAAGTCTCAGGCCGACAAGGACCAGGCGAACAACAAGGTTCAGCAGGCAGAGGAGAAGGTCCGCAAGCTCGAGGAGCAGAAGCGCACCGCGGAACAGGGCGGTATGGCGATCCCACCGGCACCCGAGCTCACCACGTCGTACACCGATGAGGAACTGCGACTGCGGGACCTCGAACGCGCGGTAGATGAGGCGAAGTGGGATCGCGACGAGATCTACGCGGATCCCGAAGCGGCGCAATGGGAACGTGACGAGGCTGACGACAAGCTGCAGCGCGCGATCAACTCGCTCGCTGACGAGCAGCAGGAACAACGTCTCGCGTTCGCCCCGGAGGCGCCGGCCCTTACGGGTCGGATGACCGACGAGCAGTTGCGTATCGCCGACCTCGAGGACGCGGTCGAACAGGCACGGCTGGACCGTAATGCGGTGTACGCCGATCCGCGCTCGACGCAGCGTGAACGCGATGCCGCGGATCGAGATCTGCAGAAAGCACTCAACGCTCTCGAGGAGGGCAAGCAGGGCGGCGAGGGGATCAGCGGATCGTCGATCGCCGAACTGTTCGGCAACGCCGCCAAGGCTGCGGTGCAAGGCCAGCTCGAAGATGCCTTCGGCACGATCGGGCTGACCAATGGCGGCTCGGGTGCCATCGGGACCGCAATCGGTCTCGGTGTGGAAGCGCTGACAAAGCAGGCCCAGCAAGGGCCGGCCGCAGCCCCGCCGCCCTCGGTTGATGTGCGCAGTTCCGATGCGGACATCGGCCGTGACGGGCGCGCACGTGAGGACTGGCTCAAGACGCTCGTCGAGTCGCTCAAGGTGCCGGCGGTCCTGCGTGATGTCGGTGGTCCTGTCCCGCACGGGATGGCGGCACTGAACCTGTCGGGTGAAACCGAGTGGGTGCAGACCGCCGCCGACCGACGCCGCTACGACCGGGACATGGAAGAGCTGGCGGTGCTGCGCACAGAACGCACCGGCGCCAGCGGTGGTGCCGGCGCGGGCCAGTTGTCCGAGATCGCGGGACAGCTGCGGCAGTTGGTGGAACGTCCACCGATTCAGCACACCTCCCAGTACTACGGCTACGAGCAGGCCGAGGCCCACCGTCGCGAACGCGACCGAGTCGATCAGTACTCGCGTACGTACTTCAGGAGGTGACTGTGGCGCTACGGCGCAGCGAGACCCTCGTCGAAATCGAGGGATGCAACGGTGACCTGGTCACCATCTCCGGCCCCGGTCAGGGCCGAGAAGGGTTCGAACTCCTCGAAGGCGGGCTGCAGGACGTCTACGACATTCCGTTCTCGACGATCTACACGCAGCACGCCTTCGAGGGGGGCGCCACCTACAACGGCATGCGCATCGAACGGCGCACGCCGCTGATCAAGGTTCTCGCCCATGCGACGTCGAGCCGGGCCTGGATGGCCGTCGACGAACGGTGGGCGGAACTGTGGTCCCCATTGGCGGACACGAAACTGTGGGTGACCACCCCCGATTCGCGTCGGCATCTTCTGATCAGGCAGCTCGAGCACATGCGTGTCGACCTGTCGGTCGACCCGCACGGTGAGCAGGAAGCCGAGATCGAAACACCCGGGGTGTCCGGTGACCCGTGGTGGTGGGAACCGTCGGTGTTCGACAAGTGGACCTCTGAGGTCGACACCACCGGTCTCGATTCGAACGGTCAACCCAAGGTCGCCCGCGGGACGGTGACGGTGTCGAACCCGACGCCCTATCCGATCTGGGTCAAATGGCGGCTTCAGGCCGGGCCGACACCGGGCACGAAATGGACGATCGCGGATTTCTCGTGGGGCAACAAGATCCACCGGCGTGCGGTCGAGGACGCCGACCGGGTGATCCATATGCCGGAGATGCTCGGCAACGAGCATGTCGATATCGAGACCGACGAGAACGCCAAGCGTGAGCAGGCGCGTTCGACACTCGACACGCAGTTCTACATGCGTATGGACGGCAAGACGTTTCTGTATCCGCTCCGCCCGAGGCTCGATCCGGTCGAGATCCCCGTCGAGGTGACGGGAGCGCCGGCCGGTGTCGGGGTGCGGGTGGAATGTCCGCGGCCGTGGCCGCGTCCATGGGGGCAACGCCGATGACCACAGTCCCAACAATCGATTTCGATACCGAGTTCGAAGGCCTCGTCCAACAGCTCAAGGACGAGGCCGAACAACGTCTCGCCCCACCGGTGGTCCGCCTGTGGGACGGCGACTGGAATCTGCGCGGCGTCTGCAAACACGAGAACTCCGTCAGCGTCCAGTGGCTCAACAACGAGACCGGCACGGCGTCGATCGAGATGCCCTTGGACTACTACCTGTCCGAGTGGCTCGTCGACGTCGACGAACGTGACACCACGAACGTGCACCTGACCGTCGACAAGGACGGTGCCCGCTGGTCCGGGCTCATGGACGAGCTGCAGATCCATAAGGACGAACGCGGCGTCCGCTACGTGCGGGTGATCTTCAAGCACGACTACGAGCATCTCAAGCACATCCTCGTGTGGTCGAACCCGTTCCTGCCGGCCGAGATCCAGTTCCCGCGCCTGTGGGTTTGCTTCTCCAACCACGTCCGGTGGGCGCTGAAGACCACGCTGTTGTGCAACCTGATGCGTCTCGAGTCGTCGCTGTGGATGCTTCCGGACGACCCGATGGATCCGGCGCAGTGGTTCAACTTCGACCAGTCCACCTGGGGCATGGTCGTCAAACCGGATCTGACCCCCGACCGTTCTGTCGGTGGCATCGTGTACGGCCGGTTCAAGACGATGCACGAAGCCTCCCGCCGCATCGTCGAGGACGCCCAACTCACCTGGGAACCACGCCGCTACCTCGACGGTGATCCACCACCGTGGCCCGGCGCCAACATCAAGCACGGCTGCCTCGTGTGGGACCTCGTCGACAACTCGGCGTTCAACACCGGAACATCGTTCGGCGGCAACCTCTTCGAAGGACTCGCCCACGAGTTCGTCAACATCGGGGGAGACGGCCTGACCGAGACCGTCGAAACCGTCTCGGATCCGAACGTCCCCGAGCTGTACACCACACCCGGTGTACGGGGCACCGATCCGTCACGGCCCGGTGTGATCTGGCGCGACGGCGAGCACACCGGCATCCAGACGTCGATGTTCTCCTACCGGCCGGCGCAGGACGTCGGCGTGGTCGGAGGCGGGCACTCGATGCCCGGCGTCAACGAGGGCATATCCGCGGCCATCATCGGCATCACCGGGTTCCTCGGCTCACTGATCGGCCAGTCCCAGATCGGCCCGGCCATCGACGCGGTGCTCAAACCGCTCTACACCGATGTGTTGCTCGCCTTCGGTAAGTGGAAGAGTCCGGCCAGGGCGCAACGGTTGGGGTGGTCGCACTACCACGAACGGTGGGCGGAGGGCAGCGACCGCGCCTACACCCTGTCGTGGCTGCTCGCGATGCGCGCCGCCATGTGGGCCACGCGGGAGCAAACCCGCTGCACCATCACCGTCGTCGACGGCGCACCGTGGCGCATCGGCCAGAACGGCCTCGGCCACTGCTTCCTCGGCTCCCGCGTGGGCTTCACCGTCCTCGGCATGAAGCCCGGCCGGATCTTCGTCGAGCAGATCTCCGAGCTGACCCTGTCGTGGGACCGCGCCACTGCTCCGGTGTGGAACTTGCAGATCGGGCAGCGCGAGCCGCAGGACCCGGTCATGAAGGCCTTCCAGATGCTGCAGGACTTCTTCGGAATGCTGCAGGACCTCGGCGTCTTGTGACGCCGACCGATTCGAAAAAAGGACACCAGCGATGCGGCTACCGCTGCAATCCACGTGCGACCAGTCCGATCCACGAACAGCCCACCAGTGGCTGTTCGTGGATCTGCCGTTCGCCGAGAACCAGCCCTACACCCCCGACGTTCGACTGCTCCCCGACTGGTCCCAGCGGGTCAACGATGCCGGCTACCGGCACGTCGACCAGATCCGCGCCCTCGCCAACGAGGAGGGGTTCATCCACGTCGACCAGCTACCCGAGCAGCGCAAGCGCTACCGGCCACCGCACCGCGGTCAGCAGCACTACCTCAACACCGGGGTGTGGGTGGATATGAACGCCGAAGATCCCGAACCCGTGATGATCCCGGACATGGAGCGCCACACGCCCCATGAGCAGGCGGTGGTCGCCGAGCAGCTCTACCACACCGGTGTGATCAAACGGCAAGAGCCGCAGCCGGATAAGGCGACCGTCGGCAAAGCCCGCCCGGTGTTCAACCCGAGCGACTACTCCCCGTCGATGGTCAACGGCTACCTCATGGGCGTCGACGACACCGAACGCCGGCGAGTCCTCGCCGCGGAGATGACCGGCAAGAAACGCCAGCAGATCCTGCGCAACCCGCTGTGGAAGGGACTGTGATGCCGAAGAAGGTCAAGCCGCTCGCACGCGGCAGCTACGTGCCGGGGTCGATGTACCGCAGTCCGCAACGCCCCGACCACCGCGGCGTCGACTTCGAAGCACCGCTCGGCACACCGATCTACGCGCCGGTCGACATGCTCATCATCGAAGGCGCCGACCGCAAACCCGGCACCGTCGACGGCTTCGGGAACTGGATCTGGGGCGACGCCCAGGACGAACACAAGGTCGACCTGATCTTCGGGCACATGCGGCACGCCGACATCTACGTCCGCGGCGGCCAGCACGTGAAGGCCGGCCAGCTCATCGCCCGCGTCGGCTCCGAAGGCACATCGACCGGACCGCACCTGCACTTCGAAGTGTGGACCCCGCCCGGCCGCATCGGCGGCAAGGACCGCGACCCCCTCGCATGGCTGGCCGGCGCCACCGATCCCGTCGCACCCGCAGCATCTTCTCCTGCGCCCCCCAAGAAGGACCCCATCGTGCCCGCGTACACCATGAACGAAATCGACCTGACCGGCACGCACGCCAGTCACAGCAGCCGCCACGGCGCCAGGCCGTGGCTGTTCGTCCTGCACACCCAGGAAGGAGGCGGCAACGCCGAAGGACTGCACAACTACTTCAAACGCGCCCAGGTGTCGTACCACTACACCGTCGACAATGCGACGCTGATCGGCTCGGTCAACACCGACCGTGCCGCATGGTCGGTGCTCGATGCCAACCCCTACACCCTGAACCTGTGCTTCGCCGGATCCCGCGCTGCGATGTCCCGCGAAGAGTGGATCGGCAAGTTCGGCAACGCCATCGACCTCGCCGCCCAGGTCGCCGTCCGCGACTGCATCCAGTACGGCATCGATCTCAACGTGCACGGTCGCGACTACGACAAGATCCGCCGGCGCATCGAAGGGATCTGCGATCACTCCGGCATCACCTACGGACTGTCGATCGGAGACCACACCGATGTCGGAGCGAACTTCCCCTGGGACGTCTTCGCCGACCGCGTCCGCTACTGGGTGCACGGCAGCGGCGCCGCCACCCCGGCCCCGGTGCCGACGGTGAACGCCATCGACACCGAAGCGAAGTCGGCCGCCGAATGGATCGGCGCTCGCATCACCGACGGTGAAGGCGACGCGATCGACGGCGGCAAGTACGCCCACTTCGAGAACGGCTCGATCTACTGGCATCCCACGACCGGTGCGTTCGCCATCCCGAAGGCCATCTTCGAGAAGTACGAGCAGCTGCGGTGGGAGCAGTCCTATCTCGGGTTCCCGATCGGCCGGCACACCGTGCTCACCAACCCCACCACCGGCGAGCCGTGGGGTGATGTTCAGGGCTTCCAGGGCGGGGCGATCTACCGCCGCTACGGCCAGCCCGGGTACGCCGTCACCGGCATGATCCGCGCCTACTGGAACCGCGCCGGATTCGAGAACGGACGCTTCGGGTGGCCGATCTCCGACGAGATCTGGGCCGACGATACCGGCACCGTCCGCTACCAGAACTTCGAGCACGGCCGGATCACGTGGTCGGCGGACGGCTCGGTCGGCACCCACGAACGCCCCGGCTTCGACGCCATCAGCACCGAGGAGAACTGACCATGCCCGAGACCCTCACCACCGCCCGCACAGTCCGCATCTGGGACCACGACTTCGCGTTCCTCGAAGCCCGCGACCTCGACATCGAGTACCGCCGCGAACGCACCGTCGTGCGTCTCGCGTTGCCGATCGCCGACGAGCTGGCACAGAAGATCGTCGAGGCCTCGTTCGACGGATCCGGTTACGGCGCCCACATCACCATCGACACCGACGGCGAGACATGGCGTGGCCGATTGGCCGAGGTCACCGTCTGCCGCGCCGCCGGTGTCCGTATCGCCGAGCTGCTCTACGTCGACGTCAACAACAAGTCCGAGTTCGAGACCCTCTTGGAGAAGCTGTGAGCGACAACGTCATCGACATCATCACCCGCGAGGTCGTCGACAAGGTCGGACCGGAACTCGAGAAGAAGGTGCAGACCGTCGTCCACGACGTCCGCACTCTCATCGAAACCGAAGCACGAGAACGCATCGACGCCGCGGTCGCCGAGATCCCCCAGATCGCGATCCGCGCCGCTGTCCGTGCGGCCGAGCAGAACCAACCCCTGTCGGTCTCGGTCGAGGGGGAGCTGATGTCCATCGACCCGAAAGCCGACGCCAAGGAACGCGCCTGGCGCACCTTCCTACAGGGCGCGCTCGTCACGCTGGTGCTGGCCGTCGGCACCGCCTTCACCGCAGCGCTCTCCGCTCCCGGCTTCGACCTGCTCACCTGGGACTCGTGGAAGACCGCGGCGACCGCGGCGGGGG